TGAGGTACAGCTTTTTTCTTAGGTTTTTTAATAGGTTTTTTAATTCTAATTCCAATTTTAGATTGTCTCATCTTTTCTTGCTCTCAAAATAATTTCAGAAAATCTTTTAAAATCAGAAATATATTTAAATCCTAATTTTTGATAATCTAATTTTCGATCTACTAAAATACCCCAAATTTTACCATTTAAAGTTACTGCTTGAACAATAGGTTCAGTATTATCAAAATGTATATCTACATTAGTTGTTATCTGACCTACTTTAGTACTATCTGTTAAACATAAAATAACTCTTGATTCTGGAACTTCTAATTGTTCAGCTACAGCATTAACATATGTTGAATTATTATTTGTTGTAATAATCCATAATTCATATTCTACATCACATGTATCATATAATTTATTTTTAATGTTATAAACTAATTGTCTAAATTCTTCTCTATTCCAGTTATCAGTTAATTCAATACTTACTTTAATCTTCTCCATTGTCTAATTCATTAAGTTTATCTAATTCATTTATTCTATCTAAGAGTTCATCAGCATCTTCAGATGATGTTTTAATAAAAACATTATTTATTGCAATTTTAAAAACATTTTCTTCAGTTAAATGATATACAAACTCAATAGTAAATTCTTTAGGTTCACCATCAAAAGTACCTTTAAATAATGAAAAATCATAATAGTAAAAGTCTGGTTTTAATGTTTTAAAATCATCTTGTAGAGAATAAATATATTCTGTTATTAATGTTGCATACTGAAAAGGACCTAGTAATTCTTTAAATTCTTGTTGATTAAAAGTTTCCATATTATTCTTTTATTTCATAACCATCTTCAAGTCTTACTTCAACAGTAGTATTATCTTTCCAAGGTTCTATTGTTATTAAATAACCTAAACAATTTATTATTCTAAGTCCATTTGTAATGTACATATCTTCACCATCATTATCATCAATTAATGACCAAATGTTATTAGGATATACTTTTTTTAATAAGTCTCTATCTTCAAATAGATGACCATCACAAGGAGGATCTTTTTCAAAAGTATTGTTTATAGGTCTGTATTTCTCAGTAAATTGTGCCCAGTTTAAATTTATCATAATAATTTATTTTTAATCATTAATTCAGCTTTTTCTAAACCAAATTTCTTAATGTAATCACTTAAATCTTTTTCTTCGTCAATAAAATAAAATTCTAAATCATAGTTTAGAACAAAATCACCAGTAGATATTCTACCTTGTTCATCATTATCAAAGTTAACAATAATTCTTTTAAATCTATGAACTAATTCATTATAAGATTTCTCACTAATCTTGTTAGTTTCAGCTTGTAATGCTATTGCAGGTATCCCTAAAATATAATAACACATTACATCTTTTAATGATTTAGTTAAGATTAATAAGTTTCCTAAATCTGGTAATTGATCATAACCTTGTAGACATTCTGGTCCAACATTACTTAACCATTTAAGTTCTTTTTTAGTACTTTTAGGAAAATAAATTTTAAAATATTCTGTATTATCTTTAAAGAATCTGTATGAATAAACAGGATTATCTTTCTTATACTCAAAAGTATAATGATTTTCTCCTTTGTTTAATAATACATGACTACAAGATTTTACATTAAAGTAATTTAAAACATCAAATGTTAATCCAAATTGAATCCAATAATTATAATCTACAATATTGAAAGGTTGAATTAAAGGTTTAATATTAGACTTAATTTTAATTGGTTTATAAGAATCATCATTATTGATAAGTAATTTAGGAGACATACTTACACCATGCTTTTTGATATTAAAATCATTAGCAATAATGTTGCATGTTTCATGATAATTAGAACCATATTTTTTACTAACATAATCAAATGCTGTAAAATAATCACCATTACCATAATCTCTATAATAAGGTATCCCTGAAGCACTTATTACTATTCTACAACTTGGATTTTTATCTACATAAAACTCTGATTGAAAACTAGAATCTTTAGATTTAAAGTTTTTGCAATATCTTTCAAGTATTTGTAATTCAGTAATATATTTTAATATCTCAGATTTACTGATATATAAACTAGCATTATTAAAATCAAACATAGTTAAAAAATTAGCTGCAAATATCTGTAAATTAACACAAATACTTGCAGCTAAGTTAAATTAAATTATTCTTTGTAGCGTCGCACTACCCCTTTTTTTTAAATATTAGAAAAAGTCATGGAAAAATATTTAAAAAAACGTAAACCTACTACCTTTACTATCGGAATAAATTAAAATGCTGGTAAATCATCTACTGGTGCAGAGAATCCATCTTGAACTGATGGAGTAGAAGGAGCTGCATCAATAGGTAATCTTTTGATATTCTTTTCAGCACTAAAAGCTAATTTACTTTCAGCTACTTTAGAAGACTCACAAAATACACCATTAGCAAAGTTAGAAGCAACATATTTTACTCCCTTTTGAGAAATTTTCTCTTCACCATTAACTTTTAAACGGAATTCTTTACCTACTGTAAGCATAGCTAACTTTTGAGCTAATTCTTCAGCAGATTTAGCAGAAGGCATTTTAGATTTAGCTGATTCTTCATCTAAACTATTAGATGCAGCAACTAAAGATAAAATTGAATTTTTAGAAATATCCCATGCAGATTTTTGTTTACCTGGATTAACAGTAGTACTCAAGTAATATTGTTGTTTTAATTCAGCAGAACCATCTGTAGATTCTACTGTAAACTCTAAATAAGGAGATTGTTTTTGAGCACTTACACCATTAGTTACTGATGTTATTTTAACTACATGAACACCAGGTTTAATAGTTTCTTTATAAGAATTTTTGTTTACTTCTGCATTTTGAAAATCGAACATAATTTTAAGGTTTTTTAGTTAATAAATAAATTTTTAATAGGATTATTCTCCTAATTGATATTTTGCAATTTTGTCTAGTATTAGTTTATAGTCATTAGGTTCATGAGCATCTAAACATCCTTCTGGAGATTTAGCTAATCTAGTACCATCACTATTGGTTAAGAATGAATATTCCATTCTTCCATTTTTCTCAACTACCTCAGTATGAAGTACATAAGTAAAATAAGAAGGAATTTTAATTTGATTATCCATTAATTTACCAGCAGTTTGTAGAGTAATAACACTATTACCATTCACATCAGTATTTCTTTCAGTATGACCAATAACAATGACATTTAAATCTTCTCTCAATTTTTCTTCTATCTTGATAAGATTTTTAAATACGTCAACTGCTAAATCAGTCCACTTTTGAAATCCAGTAATCTTAGCATCATTCATTACTCTATTAGTCAGATAATGAGTAAAATCCTCGATTACTACAGTTTTAAACTTTGTACCCTCATTTACTTTAAGTAAAATATTACCTAAATCAGGAAACGTAGAACAATTTACTACATTACCTTTTTCAGTACTATACTTTACGGCTCCACCTTTAAAAGGTAGTTCTTTTCTATTAGGTTTAACTAATAAAGTCGTTTCTTCATCTAAATTAAGAATAGCTCTAGATTTACCAGAACCAGGTTCTCCAATTGTTAAAATAATTCTTCCCATTTATTTGTTTATATATTTTGTATAATCTTCTAATGTCATTTCTCTAGGTAATTCTTCAAAGTAACCAGCTTCAGGTTTAGTATATAAGCCAATAGATATATTATCTTGACCTAATCTATTTTTAATAACCTTGAGAAGTCTGTATTTACCTTTTAAATTACCTGGAAATCCTTCTACATTAATATTGTAATTTAGACTTGTTTCTAACTGCATTTTATAAGGATTTAATAAACCTAAAACAACGTCAGCATCAATATATGGATTAACTGAATCTCTAAAATCAGATTGCTCTGGAGATAAGTCTACACCACGATATTTAATTCTGTCAATATTACTTAAACCCTGATTAAATTGTTGAACTATATAAAATGTCATATTAAACATATTTCTACAGGCAACAATGTATTCAGATATTTTGTCAATATTTTGCTTTAGAGTAAATCCTCTTTCCATTTTAGCTAAAGCCAAGTGATCTAATACTACAATATTGTATTCTTCAGCGTTATTTGCTTTCCAACCAGTAACTCTGTCTTTAGATTGTCCAGACTCATCTACATAAGTATCATAAGAAAATTCTCCCTTGTTACCTACTCCATTCCACCATTCATGATATAATCCTGTTGGGTTCATTGGAGTCCAGTGCCAAGTTATCTTACTAAATAAGTCTTCTAATTCAGGTAACTCAGAAAATACAATTTCTTGTTCTTCTTCTGTAAGCCTTGAATCACCTAGACCTTTAATAGTTTGAGGAGATATAATCTTATCATACTTATTGTAAATAAGAATAGATAACCAGTTTGCTTTCTTACTTATCTCATCAATTTCCCAAGAATAATAAGTAACATTAACAGGTATGTTTTTAGCTTTAGCATCTTGGATACCATTTAATATGATAAAATCACATAAAGTAGTTTTGGAGCTACCTGATAATCCACCTAGTAAAGTGTAACAACCTCTTTGAATGTTATAAATATACTTGTTAATTCTGTTGAAACCATTATTTAAACCTGAATAGTCACCACCTAAACCTTTTAATATTCTGTCTTTAAATTGCGTCATAAGTATTTTGAGGTAAAGTTGTTACATTAGTTAAATCAGATAAATATTGTTCCCAAGTTCTTTGAGATAAGAAAGTAGCTAACAATTGCATAAATTCCTGTTTATTATCTTTCAAATGTTCTCGATAATACATTTGAATACATAATATTATTTTCTTATGTAATTCCAAATTAATAACACCATTATGCACAATGGTAGTTTTATAATTCTTCTTACATCTTACTAAATCATTATGTAATCTTCTTGTACCACCAGTTAATCTTTTAACTTTATTAGGGTATGTTGCTAATACTTCCTGAAATAATAAATCGAACTCTATACTATTTTTTGAACCAAATAATTTTTCAGTTTGATCAGTTACTCTAATACTGTTAAATGTAATATCAACTTCATTTGAAAGAACAATAAATCCAGATTGCCTTAACTTTTGAAAAATATTAGTATCAATAGCACCACAATGTGTAATGTATTTTACTAATAAATCTTCATCACTATTGACTAAACAAAATAAAATAAAATATTCTTCTAGTTTTAACTTGTTTGAAAGTAAACTTTCAATTTCTACATTAATTTTATCTATCATATATACGTTATTTTATCTTGATTAAAATCTTCTAATGCTGATTTAACCCATTGTTCATCAATAGTATTCTTAAAACAAAGAATATGTACAGTAGATTGCTCATCAGGATTTAACCTTAAAAATCTAAATATTTTCTGACTAGCTTTTCTCTCATTGCCGTAAGAGTGCATAATTATACCATATTTAAGATTTGGAATGTTAATACCTTCACTAAGTTGTTCTACAGCACATAACTTTTTTAATGTACCAGATTTAAATGCTTCTAAGTTCTTTTCAGAAAACTTATTGTTAGAATGATATGTAGCAGGACATATCTTTGCAGTTTGTTCTTGTGTACTAGCAAAACATAAACATTTATTATACTCACCAATGCTATTTAATAATTCTCTAGCTTTGTTTTCTTTAGATACAAATAATTGCATAGCTTTCATTCTTTGAATAGCAGCTATCTGTTTCATTTTACCTACAGATGAATCTACTCTAGCTGTCCAATAATTGTATAATTGAATTTCACTAGTCATCCAAGTAGCATTTGGTTTTGTAACTTTAATGTTTTTATTTAAATCTAAATTCACATAATGAACTACAATTCTATAATCATTTAAAATTTTGTGATCAACGGCTTCATCAGTATTATAAGAATAAATTACAGGACAGTACTTGTCAATCATAAACGATTTCTCAGAATGAGGATGTTTAGGAGGTGTTCCTGTCAATCCTAATATACTACCATTAAACTTACTTAAAACCTCATTATGATTAAGTTTTAATGAATGACACTCATCTAAATAAATAGTATGAAAGTCTGGTTTTTGTTTAGGTAATGATAAGTATGTACAGAATGTAATTTGTTTAAGAAGATACTCAAAGTTAAACTTTACAGCATCATCTTTCCAAGATTGAAATATAGATTTCTTTGGAGCTACTACTAAAAATTTAGAATCACTACTGTGTTTAGCCATGTGTTGCAATCCTATTAATGTTTTACCAGTACCTCCGCTTAAAGCTAAACTACATCTTTTATGTTCTAATGCTTTATTTAAAGCTATCTTTTGAATATCTTCTCTATTCATATTAGTCTACTAATGTAAAAGTTGGTTTGTGAAATTTACGAATTTTTAATCCAGCAGATTGTAATAACTTTGTAGTTTGAGCGTTATTCAATCCATAATAAGAGGATATTTCATCCTTCTTCTTACCTTCATTAACTAATCTAGTTAATTCAGATTTAGAAATTTGACGTACTTCTTTAGAAGTTGTTGTAGTTTCATTACTACTTGAAATTGTTGTTTCTGATGTTAAATTTTCCATGTTTACTGGTTTTTAATTGTTAATCTACTAATTGTGGTTCTACTTTTTTAATTTTCATACCTTTTAAAGGTACTGTTTTTATAACTTCTTTACTAATTTTTAAGTCTAATTCAGGTAGGTTTTCTTCTGAATTATACATAAAGTTTTTCACATGTAAGTTTAATTTTTGATTAAAATCTCTGATTTCAGATATTGATGAAATCTTAGGACTTTCAAAATTTAAGATAAGATTATTTAAATTTTCTTTAGCAATAATTTCAATATCAGTTTCTTTTATATGTTTTACAAACTGATTATAAGATCGCTTTTTAAATTCATTTAATCTTGTAGTATTTCTACTATCAACCCACCATTGAAAATTACTTTTGTTTATAGGTTTACCTAATAATGATGATAAAATATATTCAACAATATATTCTTTCTTTATCATTAAAACATAACTTATATCACAATTAACATTATTATAATTATCTGCTATAAATTCAGAGCTTATTAAACAAGTTGTTTTATTTGGTCCTGAACCATAAGTAAGATTTGAAAGTTGATCATAATTATAATGATTTTTAAAATAACCTAATAATTCAGTTGATGGTCTACTACCAAAATAATCTATAACATTTACAGTATCACTAATACCATAAATAGTATTATCTATAATATTAAGAATATCTTCTTTAGTAGTTTTTAAACTTTCAACAATAGAATTATTATTAATAACTTTTACACATAAATGAGAATGAAATAATTTTCCTAATCTTTGAGTTTGATGATTATATCTTAGAGTAGTATATTTAGCAAAAACTTCATTTCTTTTTTTAACATCCCAATTTTTAATATTAAAAGAACCACTACTAAGCATAGGATTACTTGAAACTATTTTAAATTTAGGAATAAGTAATGTAGGAATATAATCTAATGATGTATTAAAACTTAAAGAATTATTAGAAATTTGCCCATTTGGTATAATTTTAAATATTGGTGTAATCATTTTATTTCAAAATTTAATAATGGTAATTGATACTTAATACTAAAAGGAACTTCTCGATAATTAAGCTTTAATTTGTAATTGGTAAAAGCATTATTAAATGCAGAAGTCATTAATGCTGCTATCATTGCTGAACAATGACTAGTAGATTTATAACTACAATTTAATGGACTAGCTTCAGAATCATCAAATAATGTTTTACGATAATCTTCAATTTTATCTGGAGTTACAACATAGATTTCTGCTTCTTCAGCATTAAGTCTACCATCAATAAATACTGAAAAATTATCTTCATTATCATCATTTATATATTTTACCCAATTATCAAACATAATTTTTCTTGATTTCATATTATCAAAACCAGAAAAAGTTATTGAGTTAGCTAATGAGTCTTCACTATATAAACCAAATTCGTCTACATTTCTATTACCTGTAAAATCAATAATATTTTCTCTAGTAGCTGATGTTTTAGATTTACCAATGTCAGATACTTTACAGAATTGACCTGCAATATTAACTTCTTCAAAGTTATCATCATCAAAAATATAAATATAACAACTTTGTCTAGCTAAGAATAATGCTAACCAAGAACCTATACCACCTGAACCACCTATTAAAACATCTTGTCCTTCTTTAAACCAAGGAGCTTCATTAAATCTTGAAGTTTTGACATTAATTTGACTCATACTTTACTAGTTTTAGATTTTTTAGTAGTTTTATAATAGTCTGATATATACATTGATAATAAATCAATAATACTATTTGTAACTTTAAATGAAGAATACTTAGATAACACATCTACTGCAGCAAGTAATAACTTATCAGTTTCTTTACCAGCAGGTAAGTTTGGAAATACTTCTTCAATAAAGTATTCTAAATTCATATCTATTTCTTCAATAAAGTTAGTTATTTTAGTATTTTTATACTTATTAACTAAAGATAATACATCAGATAAAATTGTATCATTAGTAACATCTAATGTTAACCATTTTACTAAAAACTTTCTTACTTCAAAATCAGATAATTCATAAGTTGTAGTTATTTTAGGTTCTTCAAATAAATTAGTTTGACTATTGTAATTATAGTTATATGCAGGATTAGAAGAATAGGTTGTTTTAGGATAACCATATCTACCAAAACCTTCACCAAATGAATTTGAGAAATCATAAGTAGGTTTAACTACTTTCTTAGATTCTTTTATTTCATTATACTTTTGTACATCAAACTCATCTTGTTCAAACTCAATATCACAATCTATTAACATCAATACATCAGATTTAGTACCTGAAGTTTCAATAGTTTCTATACCTTCAAAACCTTTAAAGGTATAATTTGCTTTTTCAATGTTATATTCAGCAGCTATTGCAATTTTAGCACAAAACTCAGATTTATGATTAACTATTAATGATAAATAATAATTATATTTACCAGCATTATCATGTAATTCTTGAGTATCTGTACCACTAAAGAAAGCTTGCATTGAATGATGAGTGTGAATTAAGCTCATTTTCCAAGACATTGCTTGAGGATAAGCATCATAAAAATCTAATATCTTTTCATTAGTTTCAAACTCTGTATAAGTACTTACACCAATATCTTGTAAATATACTTTTTCAGCTTTCAATACTAAAGTTTCAGGTTCATTGATATTTCCAGATACTACACTGTGAAATAATATACCTGACCACTCAATATCTTTAACCTTATTATGTAAGAACATAATTTGAGATTGAAGTTCTTTAGAAATGATTAATTTAGATTTAGCTTTTAAATTTATTTCTTTATACTTTTTCATTTAATTGTTTTAAAAAGTGACTATTAATTTTTTGTTCTAAATGTTTTTTAACTTTATCTACTAATAAAGGATGTGCTTCTATGTTATCTTGATTATTAAGTTGTTGAAACTCAGGTTCTTCATATAAACATGGATACATTTTACCTTTAAATGAAAATTTAGTTAATGTACCTAATTTACTTACTGCACTTCTTTTAGTAGATTCCATATCACAAATAGGTGATGTAGTATCATTAACCATAATTACTTTTAATCTATCGGGAATAAGTTTAGTAATGTTTTTTACAAACTGTTCATCTTTAACAACTTCAATAGAATTACTACTAAAATTAAATTTAGTATTAAAATCTGATTTTGAATCTATGAAAGCTTTTATAGTATTATTAGTATCATCAACATTTATTGAATTTAAAGTAGTTCTATTAGTAGAATAACTTAAATCTTTTATTTTAATGTAAGGTCCACCAGCTAAAGATTCCCATTTAACATATTCTGAAATAGTATATAAAAGTAAATCAAAAGAATCTTGATTAAATTGTTTATTGTGTAAATCAGATAAAAGAATACCTAATTCTGAAGCACCTAAACAAAATGATTGAAAACTAGATGTATGAGTACTCAAATGACTATGAAAATAAGAAGAACATAACTCTTTAATAGACATTTCACCTCTATAACCTTCCATATTATCACTAAAAGTATTACTGTTAGTATTAAATTTTAACTTAACAAATAATGATTTAATAAAATGAGATCTGTCTTCAGAATTTTCAATAGTAATATCATCATACTTTAAAATAAAATGTAATTCAGATCCAACTTTATTTATTTCATAATGGTCTTCATCAAAATGATGTTTCAATACTTCTATAAACTTTGATCTTTGTTTTCTATCTTCAAAATTTATTAATCTTTTTTTATAAGCAAAATAATCATCTTCTGCATCAGATAATACTCTATACATATTACCTATTGAAATACGAAAATTTTCAACATTGTTTATAAAATATTCATCTTTAATTATTTGAATTTTTTTTGCAAGATTTGGTAATTCTAAAAGATAATTTGATGATATTAAATCAAAACTAGTATTATCAATTTTTTCAGATAATATGTATTTTTCATCATGTATTCTTATGAATTTAAAAAATGATTGATCATAATCATTATGATAAAAATAATCACCTTCTTTTAACGTAGATATGTCTAATAATGGGCTAACTTCTTCTATTGTTTCCATTTTAATTTAATTTAAAAAGCCCCTCTTTTCAGAAGGGCTTTGTTAGTTACAAACCTAGTTCTCTTTCTATTTTACGTTGTTCAGCTAAAAGTATTTCAGCTTGAGTAAGCTCTCTTCCTCTAATAGGAGCTATTGAATCATGATCACCATTATTTATTTCATCTTGAATATTTTCAACAGCATCTTGAATTTTTTCTTCAAGAATCTCTTGAATTTCTTCAATCATTTCTTCTAATTTTAAACTTAATTCTTGTCTTAAAGAATTAATTATAGAGTTTGTATCTATACTTGACATTTTATAGTTTTTTAATTAAATTAATATTAGTGACCTGCAGCCATTTTAGAAGCTGATAAAAATAATGTAAAGTTAGTTTCTGGTAAAATAGCAGATCCTGACTCTAATGAATTACGAGTTTCTCTAACAATACCCTTCATACCTGTTGGATTAATGTTATTGTTAATTAAAACTTCTTGTAATTCAGCCCAAGTTGTAACATCAGAGTTAATAGTTACTGGAGTTTGTGTTTGTGGATTTAATACTGTAATAGTTCTCATGTTTTTTGTTTTTTAAAGTTTAAGGTTAATAATTAAAATAATTCTTGTTTTATTGCTTTTAACTCAGCAATTAAGTCTTGTGCATCTTGCAAATCACGCTTTGCATTAATATAGTTTTTTGGACTAAAAGGAATCATTGAAATTACATTATTCAATGTTACTTTAGCTAAATTTTCAAGTCTTGCTGCTTGAATTAAATCTGCTTCTACTTGAAGCTCTGCTGTCTTTGCATGTAATACTAATTCATCTTGTCTAGTTTCTGAAGAATCACGATTAATTAAATCTACATACTTCATTGATGCTGGTTTTTCCACTTTTGCCATTTGTTTTTGTTTTTAGGGTTTATAATTTAATTTAATTGTTATACTATTATAATCTACTTTTTTTCTTTTAGATTTAATACCTTCTATATCAGATTTAAGTTCATTTATTTTTTTAGATTCATGAAATATAATATTATTTAATAATGATTCTTGATAAGATATTTCATCATCTATACTAGAATGTTTATTAACAACAGGTTTAGCTTTTTCATATAATTCAAAATGACCATCTTCATAAACAAATTCCCAACCATTATCTTCATCAAATCTAATTCTTGTTTTACCATTACGCATTTCTAAAATTTGTTTAATTTCAACAATCATTTCATGAAAATAATCCATATCTTCATTCCAATTATTATCACTTATCTTTAATTTTACTAAATCTCCTACTTCAAAATTTTTAGTTTTCATTGTTTTTGTTTTTAAAATAAACTCATTTGGTTATTACAGTTTATTTGATTAATAATTTTATTAATTTCTGATATATAAAAACTATAATTAACATCTGTAGGAAATACTTCAGAATTATGATTATTATATATCATTACACCAGATTCTTTTAATAAATGATGTTGTTTACCATCTCTACATTTAAAGATATAACCACCTTTAGTTGAAGCATAAAACCTATTTAATCTTTGTTGTTTAGATTTAACAAAATCAGGTGAAGTCCATTCAATATGATAAGACTTATCTACTTTTTGACTACAACAAAAATCTAATATGTTTTTATGTGATTCAACAAATTGTTTAACAGGAATATTATCAATGTAATAAGCTTTTAATGCTTTAGGTATTACAAGATAATCTACACTATTACCTAATTCAGGTTTCTCAACAAATAAACCTTTTTGTTTAATTTTAGAACCCTCAGCTAAATAATTATTTACATTCATGTAGATAATCTTTTTATAAAACTCATGTTCAAATTCTAAATTAAATTCTTTACCAACTTGATCAATAATTTGTTTATAATCTTCAATTTTATTTTTAGGAACAACAACTTCAATACCATCTGTATTTGCACTAACTACTTGATAATCAGCTAATACCAATCTTTCAATAGCTACTGTAAGAATTAATTGACCCATTAATCTAAGTTTCATTGCACCTTCAGGATAATAAAGCCAAGAATATTGATTATCTATCATACCTGAAGTTGAATTAAGAATTAATTTTAACAAAGCATCTTTAGACTTCTCTTTATTTCTTTTAGCTTCAATCCTATCAGCTTTAACATTAGTATATAATTCAATTACCTCTTTATATCTTAATAATTTATAATTGATAATAAGATTTGGATATAGACTAGCTACATCTGAAGTTATTATACAATGACTATCATTTTCATAATAAGATTCATTTTTATTTACACTATGTAAACCACCCTTACCATAAGTTAATTTTAATGCAGTACTGTTTTTAATTAATACAATTTCTTTACTAAACTCATTTAAAGAGTTAGACATTCCTTTATATAAATCTTTAAAACAATCTAATTGAAAGTTAATTTCTGGTAATTCTAATTTATTATTATGTTCAAACTTAAGACTTTTAACATATTTAGGATCTTGTTCAGTTATTTTACAATATTCTTGTAACAATAATTCAGATGCTATCTTAGGAGCATCCCAAGAATAACATTTTAAATTATAAGCAGTATTGATATATTGTCTTAACCTAATCTCATTAATCATTGAATCATACAATAATTGAGTAATACCTAAATCATGTACACTATTATAGTGTCTCAATTCATCAATTTGAGCATGATTTAAGCTCATTGAGGGATCAAATGGTAATTCTTGTACTGTAGGATAATTAAGTTGAATAGCAAGCCCTTTTAAGCTTAATTTCTTACTTAATCTAAGCATTTTAGACCAGTATAAATACAAATCTATATCTGTCCATTTATTATGATACTTGTATTTACTTAATTCTTTGTCATTCCACCAAAATTCATTATTGATAATATAATCTGACCATTCTTTAAGTTTTTGTAGATAATTTTCTACATTAGTTAGATTATTGTGGATAATATACATCAATATACAATTATCATAATGTATTCCATTAAATGTAATAAGATATTGTTTAAACTTATTAAAAAATTCTACAATATTACTGTATTCATTTATTCTATCTGAAATTTCCCAAACTATTTTCTCTTTAGTATCTACATCTTGTATAGCACAGAGAAAACAGTTTGAGTAAACCTCAACATCACAAATTACTTTTTGCCATTTACTGCTCATTTCTATAATAATTACTTGCTACTGAATACATTATATTTAGAAACATTCCATCTTTAGGATTATTAGGTAAATTAATATTATTAATATCTAATTCTACATTTTTAAGATCATAGATATATTTTACTATTACTTTTACCATATCTAATGGATGAAGATTATTACCATTAATAATTTCTTTTACTTCTTCTTTACTAAGCATATTATTTATATTGTTTTTCAGTGTTAATCATACATTGTAATATATGATTACTTAATCTTTCAGCTTTCTCTTCAGCTTTGTTAGCATAAATACTTTCTAGTTTTTTCAATCTAAAATTAGTTGCATTAGCTCTACATTTAAGAATGTAAGTTACTGCTTCTACATACATTGGTTTACTATAACCATTTAATAATCCTGAAGGATATTTGTTAATAAATTTAATAATTGATTCTAATTGTGGATTTGATAATTGACCTAATGTTGTAGGTTTACCATTCCAAAAATACAAATATTTACAATATTTGTCTAAAGTAATGTTTGTTTCCATGATATGATTGTTTTTTAAGTTTAATTAATTTTTAAAGTTGATGTAAAGCAATTTGCAAACCAATTTCTAAAGCTTCTTCATAAGTTTCACATATTTTTGTTACAAACTCACCTCCAATATAATATCCTTCAGAACTAAACATTAAATTTTGTAAATTATTACAAACTGTTTGAATATGAATATTATGTTTTTCTCTTAACCATTTTTGTAAAAAAGATTGAGTTGCAGCTAAATAAGTTGTATCAATATTTTCTTTAGTGATATAATTATCTAAACCTTCTTCTAAAGAATATAATATTGCATTTAATTGTCCTTTTTCATCATACCATTTTTCTTCAAATAGTCCTTGAGAATCTAAAGCATCCCAACTATATTGTTTTGTATCATCCCACAATAAAGTAAAACCTTTAGATTTAGCTAATTTAGCAGTTTGAAATGTTATTAATTGATTTTCCATTTTATGATTGTTTTTAAATTATTAATTTATAATATTTGTAGTTAGAGTGGGATTTGAACCCACATATCCAATAAAGGATGCCACTAAAGGAGAGTGGTGGTCAACTAGGAATGGGAACTTTCACCCTTCTCGTATACTCTAATCCACTGGAGGTACTCCTGCTTTACCATTAAGCTATCTAACTTTTTATTTTGTAGTCAGGACAGGACTCGAACCTGCACGCAAGGTCTTTATAACAACTCGTGTACACCTTAACTTCACTAAGCTGGGAAATACCCCCAGTTATGGCTACCATTTTCATCACCTGACTTTGTAACTTTTATTCCTATAGGAGTTACCAACCTTCGGTAGTCAGGACAGGACTCGAACCTGTAATCATATCTTGAGATACCTGCGTCTACCAATTTCGCCACCTGACTATGTTTATAAATAACAAAAGATGAGGTTTGCTTCACAGCCTAACTCATCTTTTATTTGGCATTTAGTGGACCTGGTGGGAATCGAACCCACGTTAGAATAAAACTTTTTTATAAGTTTCTACAAGTTTAGATAACTAATTTTTCTTCATAGTTTCAGCTGAATATTAGTTTTTAAAGAACTACAACTTGTTGTTTAACTGTACAATCCCAGTCTTTACAACTACCTGGATTTGAAAGATTTTGCTAATCCTAAGCTGCTAAAAGTTCTTCAACTTCTGTCTTAACTAACATATTGTTAGCTAAAGCATATTTAAGATCTAGGATAGTTCCTAGTTTTGAATCATTGTTGCCAATTATTCTTTAACCTACTAATTTATTAATCACACGATTTAATAGGCAATGTGATACTTGCTTGTTATAGAAATGTTTCACTCTCTTACCATGTCAGGCCCATAGACTAATATTTCTATTAGTCATCAATATGTTTTAATTGATCTCTTAGTTTATATAGTAAGTTAGTATAAAATTCTAAATCATCTTCACCTCCATCATGACCAGCAAGAATCTTAGATTTACTTACATAAACTTTAAATTCTATTTCTCTTATAGTATCTTTAAGTTCTTGTCTATATTGTTCTTTATAATTAAGAAAAGCATTTCTTCTTACAGAATCAATAAATAAATAACTTATTAGAGTTAAACATGTTATAGATATTATTATACTTATTACTGTTATCATTTTATAATTACTTTTAAATTACCACAATTCATAGGATTGTTTATAATAATCTTAATAAATTCAGCTTTTAATGATTCTGAACCTTTAGATTTCTTAAATTCTTTTAATTTAGCTCTATCAGTTTGTTTAAATACTGATCTATCAATTGATACTTGATTAGCATTGATTTCTTTTAATATAGCAGCTCTTTTATATTGATATTCTGCTGTTTCAGTTACTGGTAATTTTTTGTAATCACTCATAATTAGTCTATTAATTCAGTTTTTAATTTAAGAATTTGTTCTTTTGTTTTATTAAATGCTTCAAAATTAGCTACTACAGGAACAGCTAGATTTTTACTGTTTGAATAAAATTCTGACCAGCAGAATAAAACTTCTAATTGTTTAAACTTTGTTTCTCTCATTATTTATTTTGTTTTTAATTACTCTTAATGTTTCAGAGAAAGGTTTTCCTTCAATAGATTCAACTTCATTCCACATTTGTTGTGCAATCATTCTGATTTCTAATTGAGCATGTTCACTATCTCTTAGTTTTACAAAGTTAGCAAAAGATCTCATATTAAACAATACATCTGATGTTATTTCAGAATTATAAGTTTTAAAAAACCTTGCTGATTCCTTGGCTCTCTTCCTACCAAGTATAGGAGTAAGTTCTTCTAATGATTGATGATATAACTCATTTGCTTCAACAGTAAAAACTTCTAGTTTTTCATACCAGTCAATCATTTTATTTTCAGGACCACCTATTTCAAGTTGAGATTTTAATCTGATACCTTTCCAATCTTTAGGTAAATAATACTTATCTTCTTTTAATTCTTTATACCTTGCTGATTCAGCATTGATACTAGCTATTCTATGTTTTAATAAATGTATATGACTTGCTATATCACATGTTACTAAAAAATGAACTGTACCTTTCTCAAATGGTGTTTCATGACCATCATTCCATAACATTTCTATTAGTT